CGTCTGAATGAGGCCGGCATCAAGAGCATGACAGGCGGCGATCCGGTTGTCGCTCGGCAAATGTATTCGTCGACTGTTGAGACCATCGATCCTACATGGACGATGATTCTCTCAACGAACCATCTTCCGGTTATCAAGGCAACTGATGACGGTATTTGGCGGCGTCTTGTTTTCCTTGAGTTTCCGAGGAACTTTGATAAGGACCCCAAGATCAAAAAGAACCTGAATCTCACCGACGAACTCAGAAAGGAGCTTCCGGGCATTCTCAATTGGCTTTTGGAAGGGCTGCATCGATATCAAAAGGAAGGCCTTGATGTTCCGGACGAGGTGCGCTTCCTCAAAGAGAAACTCAGGGAAGGTTCGGATGTTCTTGAACGTTGGCGAACAGAGCGTATTGAGGAGTGTGAGATTGAACCGGGAGAAGGTTTGAAGGCCAAGGATGCCTGGAGCGATTTTCTTCGCTGGGCTAGAGACGGGGAAGAGGAAATCGGTCAATACACTAAAACGCTGTTTACTCGCAAACTCAAAGAGAAGATTGAAAAAGGAAGGTTGTACAAAAACGCATGGATGTTTCAAGGTGTCAAACTCAGAGAAGAGGAGCAGGAAGAATGGTAGACGTTAAAGGTGTTACTTCTGAGGAAGTTGTTGCGCTGATGGCTCAGCAGCCGTTAGCTCTCAGAAAGAAGATTACAGAAACTTTGGAGCACGGAGTCGCGGGAGATCGAGAAGCTGTTGACTGGATAGATGGAACACCTGAGTCACGGAAGGACGCGGTAAGAAAGCTTATTAAGGAGGCCCTGGATGACGGGGTCTCTTTAGAAAACATCAAGCTCCGGTGTCAAGGTATGAACTACCTGCTTCTTTGTCTGGGTGAGCTTATCAAGGACTCCAAAGAGGTGATCGAAGAGTTCGAGCAGACGAAACAGTAATGTAACTGTCTACATAACTCAAAGGTTTTGAATGATGATTAGGCCCATCTACACGGTGGGCTTTTTCTATGTCTCTAAATCACGATGATATTTATCTCGAACTGGCGAAGTGCTACGACGATCCTCTGCGGTTTGTGATGTGGGCCTTTCCATGGGGAGAGCTGCCTGAGACGTCTGTCGTAAAGCTCAAGGAGCCGTGGGCTTCTCGCTACCCAAACTGCCAATTCGGTCCGGACGAGTGGGCCTGCCAAATGCTTGACGACATTGGCGCATCCGTTAAGGCGAGAGGCTTCGACGGTTCTCAGGCAGTTGATCCGATCCGAATGGCCGTTTCTTCCGGGCACGGTATCGGAAAGTCAGCCTTTACTGCTTGGCTCGTGTGTTGGATTATGGCTACCCGTCCAAATTGCAAAGGCGTGGTGACGGCGAATACGGCCAACCAGCTCGAAACAAAAACATGGGCTGAGATTACGAAGTGGATGCGACGCTCGCTCGTTGCCGATATGTTCGATATGAAGGCGACATCCATTGTTTCCAAAGAGTCTCCTGAGTCTTGGCGAGTGGACGCGCTGACTTGCCGAGAAGAAAACGCAGAATCCTTTGCCGGTCTGCATGCCGCTTCTTCGACTCCGTTCTATATTTTTGACGAGGCCTCAGCTATTCCTGCCGCCATCTATGAAGTTGCCGAAGGCGGTTTAACGGACGGTGAGCCGATGATGTTTCTCTTCGGAAACCCCACGCGATCTTCCGGCCGTTTCTATGACTGTTTCCATTCCAAGACTAAGTTTTGGGATATTCGTAAAGTTGACTCCCGTACGTGTCATATCACCAATAAGAAGCAGATTCAGCAATGGCTCGAGGAGTATGGGGAAGATTCTGACTTCTTTCGTGTCCGTGTCATGGGTGAGTTTCCTAACGCATCCAGTTCGCAGTTTATTCCGACAAAATCAGTCGAAGAAGCTATGGCTCGCCCGGGCGGAGGTCTAAAAGCGAACCTTGCCATTATTGGAGTTGACGTGGCGCGCTACGGCAACGACGAGACAGTGATCTACTACAGAATCGGCAGAGACGGCCGCCTTCCATTCGAGCGTTACAGAGGTCTGTCTACGGTTGAGGTCGTCTCTAAGGTCAAGGCGGCAATAGCTCGAATCCGGCGTCTTGGATTTGAGGAAGTACGTGTGCATGTGGACGAAGGCGGCGTGGGAGGAGGTCCTGTCGATGTCCTGCAAGACGACGGATATTTTGAGGTCTATGGCGTCAACTTCGGATGGAGTGCGGACGACCCGACGGCCTACCGTTTTAAGCGCGACGAGATGTGGGGGCGCATGAAGGAGTGGATTAAAAACAAAGGCCTTCTGCCCCAAGACGAGGGACTTTTGGCCGACTTGATTTCTCCTGAATACGAGATATTGCCAAACGGTGCGATCAAGCTTGAGAGTAAGGATTCAATGAAAAAGCGTGGGCTTCACTCTCCCGATATCGCAGACGCACTGGCTTTGACTTTTGCTTATGAGCTTCCGGAGTATGGAATCGCTCCTAGAACTGAAAATGTCCAAGGCTTAGACAGGAATGCCTACGACCCCTTCGCTTAGGGTGTCTACATAATGAAAAAAATCTGCCCGACAATTGCTCTGTAAAGTTCGATGGAGATAAGCCAGTGAATGTAAGTGTTTGGGTAAACATTCTTATCTGGGAGTTAGATGTTTATCTCGGATTATTGATCATTAAAGAAGTAATAGCGCTGTTTAAGAGATATGCCAGAGATTGAAATCCGTCCCGTAAGTGCCAAGGACTTTTTCTCGTATCCTGAGGCACGACGTTTGATCAAAGAATATTCCAAGGAGTGCGCAAACAGAACCTTGGCTGCTTCACCTCCCAATGAGGATCAGTATCTCAAGCTTGAAGAGCTGGGACTTTTGAAAGCTGCGGGCGCATTCAACGGGGATACGATGGTTGGCTTTGTAGTTGTGGTCTTTTCTTTTGTACCGCACTTCAAAGAAGAAACGCTTGCTTCTACAGAGAGTTTGTTCCTGAGCAAATCCTTCAGAACCGGAAATAATGGTCTCAAGCTCTTACAGTGGGCGAGGAACACCGCAGTTCTTTTTGGCTCAGCAGGTCTTTTTGTCTCGGCGCCGGCCGGATCAAGACTTGAAAAATTGCTCAGCCACAAAGCAGAGAAAACCAATTCCGTTTTCTTTCTGGAGGGCTTATGCAGCTAATGGCCTGTTCTCCTCAAGAGCTCTTGTCGATTCGCGGGATCGAAGAGAGTGTCAAAGAGGCCCCTCAGCTGAAGATTGAAATCAAAGAGGTACTTCACGCAGGTGTCTATACGCGTATAGCGATTGTTCCAGAAAACGTCTTACTTGTCGGTGCACTTATGAAAGTCCCTACGACCTTAGTTGTTGTAGGGAGGTGCGCAATGACAGTAAACGGCGGGACGTCTGTGGTGGACGGGATTGCATGCTTTACGTCCCCGCCGGGAAGAAAAACGGTGTTCAGGACTTTCGTTCCCACGAAACTAATTATGTCGTTTGCTACCAAAGCGGAGACGCTTGGGCAGGCGCGTCAAGAATTTACGGATGATGTGTTACAGGGAGAAGAGTTATGTCAGGAGTAACAACCGCTACGGTTATCGGGGCGTCTATTGCATCTGCGGCTATCGGAGCAGGTGCTTCAATGTATTCGGCTCATAAAACGAGCAAGGCTCAGAAGTCGGCTGCCGACCAGCAGGCTGAGGCAAGCCGCAAGGCACTGAATCAGCAGAAGTCTGAGTTTGCAAGGCAAAATCAAAATCAAGCCGATGTCGGCTCGCTTCTTGAAGGAAACACGGGAAATGAAACAGGTTCTACGTTACTGACGAGTCCGTTAGGCGTCGACCCAAATCAGCTCAAGCTTGGAAAAGGTACAAGCCTTTTAGGAGGATAACCTGATGGAGAGCCTGAAAACTCAAGTTCGGCGCCGCTGGGAGGATCTCAAGGCGGAACGATCGACTTGGATGCCGCACTGGAGAGAGATTAGTGAGGTGCTCCTTCCTCGTTCCGGACGGTTCCTGCCCTCCGGAAACAACAAGGGCAATCGGAATGCCTATCGAGCGATACTGGATAATACCGGCACCAGAGCTTTGAGAACACTTTCCGGCGGAATGATGAGCGGCATGACAAGTCCTGCGCGTCCATGGTTCAGGCTGACCACCCTAAATCCTGAGCTCGACGAGAGCTATGAAGTCAAAGCATGGATGAGTAAGGTTACGAGTCTCATGCAGATGGTGTTCTATAAGTCAAACGTTTATAGAGCCTTGCAAATGGCCTACGAGGAACTCGGAGCCTTTGGGACAAGCGCAACTATTATTCTTGACGACTACGAGCGTGTAATTCACTGTATGCCGCTGACAATCGGTGAATTTGCGATTGCAACTGATTCCCGAGGGCAAGTGGACACCCTTTACCGAGAATTCCGGATGACGGTCTCCATGCTTGTCGGTGAGTTCGGGTTGGAAAACGTAAGTGACTCGGTACGCAAGCAGTACGAGGAGGGCAAGCGTGACGCTTGGGTTCACGTGGTTAATGCGATTGAACCTCGTCTGAATTACGATCCGAGGAAGCATGACAATAAAAACATGCCGTGGAGAAGCGTGTATTTTGAGGTCGAGTCTTCAGAAGACAAGGTCTTGAGAGAAACAGGCTTTAGAAACTTTCCCGCACTTTGTGCCCGCTGGTCCGTGACCGGAGGAGACATCTACGGAAACTCTCCGGGCATGGAAGCATTGGGCGACTTAAAGCAGCTCCAGCAGGAGCAAAAGAGAAAGTCTCAAGCGATTGATTATCAGACAAATCCTCCGGTGATTATGCCTGCGGAACTAAAGAACGCCGGCGCCAATATCCTTCCGGGCGGCGTTACGTACTACAGTAATGCGGCTCAGGCGCAGAATATCCGATCTGCTTTTGAAGTACCTCTGCGTTTGGATTTTCTTTTGCAGGATATCCAAGATACCCGGGAACGCATCAACGAGACTTTCTATCGTGACATCTTCATGATGATGGCAAACTCGACTGACAAAACGATGACGGCCACTGAAGTTGCCGAGCGTCATGAAGAGAAAATGATCCTTATGGGTCCCGTGCTTGAGCGATTGAATTCTGAGGCACTGGATCCGCTGATCGCTCTAACTTTCGAGCGCATGGTGGAAACCAATATGCTTCCCCCGATTCCGGAAGAGCTGCAAGGTGCTCCTGTAAATGTCGAATTCATATCCATTCTCGCGCAGGCTCAGAAAGCAATCACGACAAACTCTATTGACCGCTTTACACAGAATTTAGGTGTTTTAGCAGGAATGAAGCCGGATATGCTGGATAAGTTCAATAGTGACTTTTGGGTTGACTATTATTCCGATGCCTTAGGAATTGATCCTCGGTTTATCGTTTCGGGAGATCAAGTGACATTGATCCGTCAGCAAAGAGCTCAGCAAGAGCAAGCGGCTCAGCAGATGGCGATGATGCAGCAGGGAGCCAATGTTGCGAAAAACTTAGGGATCAGCGCAGACAGTCTTCAGAGTCAATCACCCGATCAAATAATGGGCGCTTTTACAGGTTATTAAAAAGCTCCTTACTTCTCGCAAGCCCCGCCAGTCGGGGCTTTGTGCTGTCTACATAACGAGAAAAATCTATCTGATAATGGTCAGAAATAAAAATGCGCTTCAGGATTCGCAGTCCTAAGCGCCCGATCAACCTCTGCAATAGGTCGATATGAGAATTATATCAAGGCTTGAAATAGGAAGAAGAATGTACAGATTGCTAACTGTTAAGGGGCTACCGGTTAAGGCTGAGGTGTTTTGCTGGGTGGTAAATGGTGCAATAGCTTCCGTGTCGATTTTTCTTCTTTGCAAAGCCATTAAGCAGTTTTTGTAAGAAATAAAAATGCCGCTGAGGTTGGATCAGCGGCGGTGTCGAGAAAGACTTTAGGAACTTCTCAACATGAAATTAATTATATCAAAGCACGCGAGAAGATTGATGCTGAGTATGTGTGAAAAATTTCCTCTCTGGTTCTTTGCCGCTCGTTGGTTGATTCTGCTGGGTATTGCCTCGGTACCGTTTGCTTTTGCTTGGAGTTTGATTAAGTGATGGAGGAGCAGGACTACGACCCGCTTCAGAACCTTTACGACGAGGAGCAGGCCAAGCTTGAAGGAGAGCGCTACGCACAGATCGAGCAGGAGACCTATGACAGAGACATAGAGAATCTCTTGAGTACGGAGTCGGGAAGGCGTTTTGCTTGGAGGCTTTTGGAAAGGTCCGGAGTTTTCCTCTCAACATTTAATCCGAAAGTGCCCGAGCCCGGCATGAGCATGGCTTTTGAGGAAGGCAAGAAGCAGACAGGCTATTGGCTCTTAGGTGAAATTCAGCGGCTTTGTCCGCAACAGTATTTTGTAATGACACAGGAACAGAAAGAATGGCAGATGAACAAAATCAGACTGGCTCGACTGGCTTAGCTACCCAAGGTGCTGTGACGGAAGGTCAACAGGGCCAAGGCGAGGGTCAGCAGGCCCAGACGGAAGGTCAGCAGAATTCCGCTCAGTCCAATCCTCCGAAAACCGACGGGATGCCGAACGCTTTGGGCGCAGTCAACCCGCCAAGTCCTGAAGCCAATGACGGGCAACAGCAGAAGCAGAGCACTGCTCCTGAAACGTACGAGCCTTTTAACTTCGGAGAGAATCCGGCGATTGATCCGACGAGCATTGAGCAGTTTTCAACAGCCGCTCGTGAGGCAGGTCTTTCCCAGGAGCAGGCTCAGAAGGTCTTGGACTCTTTAGCCCCGTCTGTAGCAACCAAACTCCGAGCTGACTTGGTTCGTCAAGCCGGTGAGTGGCTGAAGGCCTCAGAAGCTGATCCTGAATTTGGCGGAGCTGCTTTTGAAGCGAATAAAGGGATAGCAGTTGGTGCTTATCAAAAATTGGCAACTCCGGAACTTAGAGAGATTTTGAACAATTCCGGCCTTTGCAACCACCCTGAAGTCATTCGTCTGTTCTACCGCATCGGCAAGATGACTTCACAGGACTCCGGCGTTAAGGGTGCTCCGACACCTCGAGACAACGGCTTTGCGGACATGTATCCGAATTCTCCGATGCGTTGGTAATTAACTTAAACAGGAGTGACAAATGGGCATTTTAAATACCTCTAATCCGACACTGGCAGATGTCGTTTCCCGTTTAGACGGGAACAAGAAGATTGATACGGAAATCATTGAAATGATGTCCGAAACCAATGAGATGCTTCAGGACATGACCTCCATTGAGGCCAACGGTGTGACTGAGCATCTCACGACCGTGAGAACGGGTTTGCCTGAAGTTGCATGGCGTATGTTGAACTGGGGCGTGCAGCCGTCCAAGTCCACCACGGCGCAGGTCAAAGACTCGATCGGCATGCTTTCTGCTTTGTCCGAAATTGACAAGAAACTTGCCCAGATCAATGGTTGGTCCGGCATGTGGCGTCTGACAGAAGACTCTGCCTTTATCGAGGCAATGTCTCAGAAAGTACAGCGTGCAGTAATTTATGGTAACGACAAGACAGGTGTGGATCAGATCTTGGGTCTTGCTCCCCGTTATTGTTCCGGCGACCCGAAGAAGGCTGATAATGCTAAAAACATTATCGACGCAGGCGGCAAAGGCAATAAACTCACTTCTATTTGGCTTCTTTGCTGGTCTCCTCGCACACTCTTTACAACTTATCCGAAAGGCTCCCGCGCCGGCATCTCTCACCAAGACTTGGGCGAATATCTGACGACCGATGCCGAAGGAGGCAAATATGTCTGCTTGGGTACTAAGTACGACTGGGATCTCGGCCTCGTGCTTCGCGACTGGCGCTATGTAGTCCGTATCGCCAATATCGATCAGGAGTCTCTCACAGACGATCCGCAGAAAGACGGCGGTACAGATCTTATCCGTCTGCTGATGACTGCAAAGAACAAGCTTCCGAATTTCAATACCGGCCGCATCGCTTTCTACTGCAACCGGGAAGTTAGAAACGCTTTGGAAGCCCAGTGCATGAACCGCAAGAATGTTCAGCTTTCTTTGGATCAAGTCTCTCAGGAACATCCGGTTCTGAAGTATGCAGGCATCCCGATCCGCATTGTGGACGCTCTTACTCCAACTGAAAAACGTGTGCCGTTCCCCACAAAGACAACTGAGTCCGGCGGTGCCTCTCAGGGCGGAGCTTCTCAGGAAGGAACTACTCAAGGCGGTCAGGGCGGGTCCTAAGCAACGAAATGGTTAATACAGGAGATTTTCGATGATTAAAGACGCATTCTTAATGCTTACACCGGATGCGGGACAGGCGCTCACGGCGGCCGCGGCATCTGCAAATACGCTTGATCTTTGTCAGGTCAAGCCTACTCCGGGGATGAACCGTATTCTCTCGGTTGTGTTTCAGGTGATGGAAGATGTCACAGGAACTCTGAGCTTTTCCATTGCACACTGCGACACTGCTTCCGGCACTTTTAAAGACGTTGTTATTTCCGAGACCTTGACGGCTCCGGAAGCAGGCACTCAGATTGCACTGCCAATCCCCGAGAAAACACTTCAGTTTATTCAGGCTAAATTCGGCGGCGCTCCGACAAAAGGCAAGGTAAGAGCATTTGTCTCTATGAGCCACGACAATTGGTTTGCGGCCAAAGAAGCGCCGTCCAAACAAATTGAATAAATAACGGTTGAGTCATTCTCCTTGAGGTTGTGGGTATTGGGCGCTCTTAGCAAGCGCCCTTTTTTAAAGGTACGCCTATGGCAAGCGAAGTCAGCATTTGTAATCTTGCACTTACTCGCGTCGGAGAAGCAGGATCTATTACGAGCATTAAGCCTCCGGAGGGCAGTGTGCACGCGAAAGTGTGTGCAGTACTCTATCCGGTCTCAGTCGGAATTCTCCTAGAAGCGCACGACTGGAGGTTTGCAACTAGACGAGCGGCTCTGACTGAGATTCAAACAAAGGAGCTTCATGGCTGGAGAGGACTCTTTGCATTGCCGAGCGACTGCCAAAGAGTTATCTCGGTACGTCCAAGCACAGTTCAGCGGGCCCCGTGGCCACAGAATCCGCCTTTTGTTGTGGAGAGGTATGACGGGTCCCCAGCGCTTTACACCGATTGCCCGACACCGGTTATTCAATACATTATGGCGGAGCCGGGTGTCGGTTCTTTTCCTCCTCTTTTCGTGGATGCTTTAGCTTGGCACTTGGCGCAAGCTTTAGCCGGTGCTTTGATTAAAGGCAAAGAGGGCGTGCAGATCACTGCTGCAATCACAACGAAGTACGAAAGGGCGCTGGCAGAAGCCGTGAAAAAGGACGCAGGTCAGCATTATGAGCCGATCTGCCATGTAGCTCCTTGGATTGCCGTGAGGTAGTTATGGCGGTAAGAACCCTTCAATCATCTTTTACGGGAGAAGTCTCTCCCTCGATGTACGGTCGTATTGACAACGACAAGTACAAATCAGGTTTAGCGGTCTGTCGAAACTTTATCTGTCTTCCTCAAGGGCCGGTTCAAAACCGCAGCGGCTTCGCCTTTGTAAGGCAAACAAAATATGCGGATAAACCGGCAAGACTCATCGCCTTTGAGTTCTCTTCTACTGATACGATGATTCTTGAATTCGGACATCAGTACATTCGGTTCCACTCTCGCGGCGGAACTCTTATGAACGCCAACGGAACGCCCTACGAGATTTCTACACCCTATAGCTCCGACGATATCTTCGTGATTCACTATGCTCAGTCGGCTGATGTCATGACGCTTGTGCACCCTCACTACCCCGTAAAGGAGCTTCGGAGGCACGGAGCTTACGACTGGCGATTGATCGACGTAACGTTTAGTGCGCCCTTGAGTCCTCCCGGGAACGTTTCTGTTGAATACGTTCCCAACGGGAATGAATCCGACAGTCGTTTTACTTATAAGTACAAGGTGACGGCAGTTCAAGATTCGGACGAAGGACAAAGGGAAAGTGCGCCGAGTGCGGCTGTTTCCGTTAGCTGTAACCTCTGGTGGGATAACGCGTTAAACCGAATCACCTGGTCGGCTGTTGCGGGCGCTGCACGCTACAGAGTATATAAGTCCACAGCCGGAGTTTTCGGTTATATCGGTGAAACAGAGGGGACGAGTTTTGAGGATAACCGAGTTGACGCTGATGACGGGATTACTCCTCCGCGGTATGACGCGATGTTCGGAGAAGGAGACTATCCGAGCGCGGTGGCGTACTTCGAGCAGCGTCGTTGTTTTGCGGGGACCGTTAAGCGTCCCCAGTTTGTGTGGATGACGCGCTCAGGCACAGAAACCGACATGGCCTATCACATCCCTGTGACAGATGATGACCGCATTAAATTTAAAATTGCCGCCCAGAAAGTTTCCCGCCTCAAGCATCTAGCCCCGTTATCTCAGCTCCTGGCCTTGTCGGAAAGCGCCATCTTTAGGTTGTCACCCGCAAATTCGGATGTCATTACTCCGGAGTCCGTTTCTGCTAAACCACAAGTCTATCAAGGTGCATCAGAAGTACAGCCGCTTCTCATTCGATCAAATTTGATCTACGCCTCAGAGCGTGGAGGACACATTATCGAGATGGGCTACAACTGGCAGCAGGGAGGCTTTGCCGTAAACGATCTTTGCGTGTTTGCTCCGCATCTATTTGAGCGAGCGAGAGTAAAGGACATGGCACTTGCCTTGAGCCCGCATCCGATTATTTGGTGTGCTATGACGGACGGTTCTTTGCTGGGACTTACCTATATGCCCGAGCAAGCCGTAAGCGCTTGGCATCGACACGATACGATCAACGGAGCCTTTGAGTCTGTGGCTGTGGTCCCGGAAGGAGATGAGGATATTTTGTACGCTGTCGTGCGCAGAACGATTAACGGTGCGACAGTACGTTTCATAGAACGAATGCACGAGCGGCTCTATGACGGATTGGAAAACTGCTTCCACGTGGATGCGGGTTCAACCTACGAAGGAGAAGAAACTCAGACACTTTCGGGCCTCGATTATCTTGAGGGTTGTGAAGTGGCAATCCTTGCTGACGGTGCAGTGCTTCCTCGTGAAAAGGTCAAGAACGGACAAATTACGCTTGAAGTTCCGGCCAAGAAAATCCAAGTCGGGCTGCCCGTTATTTCAGAAATCCAAACACTCCCGCTTATTGTCAATCTTCAGGACGGCTCCTTCGGACGAGGTCACCAGAAAAATATCAATCGCGTTTGGATGCAGGTTTACCAGTCCAGCGGGATATTCGTTGGACCGAGTTTTGACGATCTTACCGAGGTGAAACAGAGATTGGACGAGCCTTATGGAGAACCTCCTGAGCCTTTGAGCACAGAGATTGATGTTCCTCTGCCCGGCTCATGGAACGCATCAGGACAACTTGTCCTTCGACAGAAAGACCCTTTGCCTCTCACGCTTGTAGGCATCACTTGTGATTTAGCGCAGTAAAGGAATAAGTATGGCTTCTATAACGAATATGTCACCGGCACTTCGGGAACACATGGCTTTTGTCGGATGCGCTCCGGTGGGCCCTGACGGACTCGGAGTCCTCAACCCAATTCCGGAAAGCTCGTCAGCTCTGGGGAGCGGACTTAACGGCATCATGCTTGGAGCCTCCATAGGGCAAGCCATCGGAGGAATTTACTCTGCCTTTGTCGGCGCAAAGACCTCGGCCTACGTTCAGAAAAAGCAAGCAGAAATCGCGCAAGACAACGCTGAGATTATGCGCATGGGAGCAGAGACAGCTTATCGCCAAGGTGAGCAGAAGGTCGCTCAGATTACTCGAAGGGCTGGGCAACTCAAAGGAGCGCAAAGGGCGCGCTATGCCGCCAACGGAGTTGCGCTAGGCGTAGGCAATGTGGCTGAAGTTGCAACTAATACTGACCTTGATAAAGAAATGGATGTTTGGACGGCTAAGTTCAACGCAATGCAGGCCGCGTGGGGTTACAACCGCAAGTCCCTTGAGTACGGGGCACAAAGCGGAGCGCTCAGAACCATGAGCGGGGCTAACAACTCTTTGGCTCCGGTGGCGGCCCTAGGAGCAGGACTCAGCGGGGCAACTCAGGTAGCAAGCAACTGGTACATGTACAACGGTAAATTCGGATTAGGCCTTGGGAGATAAGGATGGCAAAAGTTCCTACATACGGCGGCCCACAGCTATTGATGAACAATCAACCCGTCACGATGGGTTTTACAAATTATGCAGATCAAGTCATCAAGCCTAAGGTTGATTTGAATCCGGCTTTGCGTCTTGCGGCAAAGTTTAAGGCCGAGCAGGATAACGTCCGTGTTGACGATGCGCTTACGGATTTAAAGCGCTACATGATCCAAAAGGAGTTTGGTGAGGATGGTAAGAATGACGGCTGGAGAAGTCTCAAAGAAAAGGCCGCTTTGGAAAGGGATGAGAACGGGTTAGGGCTTGCGGACAGAGTTGATAAAGATGCACGTCATTACGGTGGAGAAATTGCCAAGTCGTTAACGCCTGAGCAACAACAGCTCTTCAACAGAAAGGCACTGTACCTCTACAACGGCAATTACGACCAAGTCATGGGTCATGCTTTTCAGCAGCAACAGCAGTATCAAAAAAGCTCGATCGATAACAGAATTGCTTTGGCTCAGAGGGCTGCAGGACTTTATGCCGACAATCCCGGAATGTTAGGTACGCAGATCGAAGATATTTCTGTCGCGGTGAAAGAACGCGGAAGAGTCGGAGGCTGGAGCGAGCAGGAAGTCATTGTAAAAACTAACGAAGAAACTTCCAAGGCCGTAGGCAATGCTCTGGACACACTCCTTTTCCAAGCGCAAAAGAATCCGGCAGTGGCAGAGCAGGCCTCAGGGCTTCTTCGCACCTATGCGCCTCACATGACACCTGAGACCGTAAGACAGTATGGTGAGAAAATCCGAGCTGCTTCTCAGGGTTATCAAATTGATCAGGTGGTACAAAGAGATAGGGAGAGAAACAAGAATACGCCCGAGACTTTGGTTGCCTCTGCCTTAGCCGGTCCCGTAACGGAAGAAAAAATTCAAGGACTCGGAGTCAAATTCGGAACCGGTTTCATATCGGGACAGGAGTCAAATAATCGTCAGTTCAAGCAAGTGCCTCGCAGAGACGCCAACGGCAAGATTGAAAAAGATGACAAAGGTAACGTTATCTACGATGACGAAGTTTTGATCGGTCGGTACTCGGACGGAAAGACTCCTAAGGATCCCAGAGACTTTTGCTATGGGAAATTCCAAGTAAGTGCGGATGCGGCCTACGAAGCTTCTCAATCTCTAGGCGATAAGCTTACAAGAGCTCAGGTACAAGAGAAGATCAAATACGATCCGGCCTTTAACGAGCGTATCGGGGTCAAGATTATTACCGACCATATCCGTTTCTACGATGGTGATTTATTGAAAGCCGCAGGTGCTTATAACGCCGGTAGAGGCAATGTGAATCTTGCAGTCAGTATGGATAAAGAAAACGGCGGAGATGGCTCAGGCTGGAGGAAATACTTCGGAACGGAAGAGCACAGAGCTCGGGCAAGAAAATTAGGCTATAGAGCTTTGGCCGGAAAGGATGCCGTTGCCTACGTGAACAAAGCGGACTCGTGGGTGCTGAAAGAATTCGGAGGTGTTGCGCACAGCAGTGACGGCAGAGAAATCGCTCCGGGCGACCCGAGATACTTTCAGGCTCTTCGGAGAACCCGTACTCGAAAGGAACTGGAGAAAGCGGCTTTGGCTGACGGATCAACAGTATCTGTGGAAGCCCGAGATAATCCGGAAACACGGGAAAAGATCGTAAACGCTTTAGCGATTGCTCAGCAGAGAGACAACGAAGATTATGTCCTGACGCAAACCAATCTCTTAAATGACGGCGTAAATATTCTTGCCGAAACCCGAGGTGATTTACAGGACACACGACTGCTTCAGCTCCTGCCGCAGATGAATCCGAGAACGCAAGCTGAGCTTCGTGCTTGGGCTCAGAAGCTTCAGATAGGAGACACAAGCGGCGATAAAGAACTCTTTGAGCACTATAACGTACGCCCGCAAGAACTCTTTAACCTGAGCCGCGAGCAGTTAAACGGCATGAGGATTCGGCTCTCTCCTACGCAGTGGGATACGCTGGAGACTCAATGGGTGAAAATGCATGAGCTGGAAGGAGTCTCACAAGATAAGGCTTCCCAGGCAAGGATGGTGTCAGCCTCAGGGCAAAGTTTGCCAGAGTATCAAACAGCCAAGCTTGAAAACATTAAATCGTACTTGAGGAACACCAGTGGGAAGTTCAAGGACTTAGGAGAAGAGCAGGCAGGCGCCTTGCTCTCTGAGCTTCAAAAGGCCATTAACGTTGAGCAGACCAAGCTTCAGCGGGAGCTGACTGAGGAAGAGAGAAACACCTTTATTAAAAGCCTTATGGCTTGCCGCTTCGATATAGAGGGCTTCATTTTTGATAGTCAAAAGGGACTCATGGAGTTAAAAGCCGGAGACACTCCAAACCACGGGAACTTGGATGCCTACAACCAGCTCAAGCAATACGCTACCCAGAGAATCAAAGCGATGGGGTTGGACAGAGAGGCTACCGACGGAGAGGTGCAGGAAGCGCTCTACCACATCATGATCAGCCGCAATCCCGACTGGTTTGTCTCTATGAACGGGAAGGTGCCTCAGCAGTACGCGGAAGCCATTATGCAAAACAATCCCGGCAAACGCTTTTCCAACGCTCAGCTTTTCAAAGAATATCTGACGCTTCGGATGAAAGGGATAGCCCTTGAAGCCAGCAGACCGAACTATGCAGTACAAGGAGATTTCTAATGCCGTCGAATACATTGAAGGACTATTACGCAGATAAGAACCGTACGGAAGCCTTGGAGAGCTTAGCCTCGGCAATGGCCTCTAAGGAAAGCCCTGAAGAGACGGCGGCGCGATTAAAAAAGGCTCGGGACTTTGATGTTGAGCCGCAGATGGCTGATGGTCTGACGCCCGCTGAAGTGGACAACTTCTACGCTCAGGATGCATTAAAAGAAGCGACGCCTGTGTATCTCAGAAAAGCCGGGGAGGTGGATTTTGCAAATTTAACCAAAGACGATTTGCCCACCACGTATTCCCTTGAGACTCTGTGGTGGAAGATCATGGGAGCACCTGCAAAAGCTGTCGGAGCTTTTTCGACGCTAAGAAACTCAACTGCTCGAGGCGGATATAACCTCGCAAACGCTATGCCGATTTTCGGCAACGTGGCTAAGGCAGAAAGAATTCGTTCTCAGCTTCTTGAACTCGAGAACACCGAGAAGCAATTGGCGCAAGGTGTAAGCGCAGAAGAGCTGTTCGGCTCAGAAGACGATCCGACAGGAGAAGCACATCGCGTGGCTTTTGAGCACGGTCTTCCGGCTCTTCGTACCCAACTTCAGGAGGAACTCTCCCAAGCACTTCAAGACACTGCATGGAACAATTCGCAGAGCGGATTGTATCCGCACAACGAGGCTTCTCAAAAACTCTCGGAGGCAAAGACAGCAGGTGAAGCGATTGAACTTATTCTTTCAAACCCATCCGTTATTGCAGATATCGGCCCTGAGTCTTTGGTTCAATACGCACCCATGCTACCTATCCTGGCGGCCTCCTCCTTTGCCGGACCCGCGGCTCCGGCTCTTATGGGAGCTCTTTCAGGCTCCTATTCGTATGGACTGGACAAGGCTTCCGGCATGCTGAGCGGAATGGGTGAGAACTCCGTTGACGTACAAAGCGGAGCCTCGATTTTTAAGCTCATGACAGACCCGAAGCTTAGAGGTTTGTATGAGAACGTAGAAGGAGAGTCCGAACGTCATGCCGCCGGAGTTGCTCTTTTCGACGGATTAAGTGCAGGGCTTGCGGGAAAGCTTGCTTTGCCCGCTTTTGTTAAAAGCAGAATCTCCTCTCCTTTTGCTAAGGAGATGGCAAATATGGCAGTGCAGACTCCGATCCAAGGAGCAATGGGTTCAGCGGGCGAGGCAAGCGGACAGTTGCTCGCCAAAGGCGAAATCACGAACTGGGGTGACGTGGTGGCAGAATTTGCCGGAGAAGGTTTTACAGCTCCAATTGAAGTATTGTCTGCGGGAGCAAAACGCCTTAAAGGTGCTTCAGTAGAGCGGGCCATGGCAGAGGCTAACGCCGAAGCATTTAAGAGACTGGGAGAATTTGCGCAGGCTTCTAAGCTTATCGCTCGCGACCCTCAGACAGCGTCTGAATATATTGAGGCCGTGGTCGAAGATGCTGCGCCTGATAAACGAAACGTGCTCCTTGACGGACAATCTTTGCATCAGGAAGGCTTAGACACTCGGTTAATAGAACTGCTTCCCGAACGAGCAGAAGAGATTACGAAGGCTGTTCAGGAAGGCTCTGAGATTGCAATCCCTGTAGGAGAGTTCACTACCAAAGTGGCAACTTCCGAACTGAACCAATCTTTGGCGGAACTTGTCCGAGTGGAAGGACAGATGTCTTTACATCAGGCGCGTGAGGTACAGGAGGAGATCACTGAGCTTGCCGCAGCGGAAGCCGAAACCGCGCTGAAAAAAGATGACTCGGAATTCAGAGAATCCTCTAAGCGTGTCGGTAAGGACATTGCTTCCCTTATGGAGAACTCGGGAGCTACGAAGGCTGAGCAAGGAGCGATTACCACCGTGTTAAGTACGCTCGTCAACAATCTTGCACGAGACCTAGGCACATTGCCTGAGGCGGTTTGGGCTGAGCATGGTTTAAAGAGAGTTCTCGGCGGAAGCGCTCAGGTGCAAGGTGATTCTTTGCATATGCCTTCTCCGATCTACGATAAGACTTTTGGGGAGTTCTTGAAGGATTCCGTTAAGGCAAGGTTCGTTAAAAAGATCAACTTGGCGCAAGGGGTTGGAGAATTCATTGAAAAGAACTTCAAAGTTCCTGTAGCAAGCACGGAAATCCAAATGGATAAAGATAGAGGGAACCATGCTAAAAAGCACCAGCTTTCAACTCAGGAATGGGTAGAAGTAATGAATCTGCCCATGGAAGCTGAATTTATAGGAAGCGGTAGATGGGGGGACAGAGTTTGGATGAGCAAAAAGCTACCAAACGGAAAGTGGCTGTCTGCGGTTTTCCTTGTAACTTACAATGCGAATCGAAAAGGAGAAAAACTAAGATTGGGTTTGGCGACCGCCTTCACAGGAACAGAAGGTCAGTACAGAGCTTGGCTGAAGAAAAATAGATTTTTGGCCGAGAAAAATAATAAGGACGGAGAGTACGCCGCTGTGAGGAACCTCCCTCTCACTAGTTTAACGAGCTCGTCCACAGGGACGGTACACGACTATGATAATCACCTAGAAAAGGCAATCGACTCTTCGTCCTATGCCGATATGATACCACGAAAGGATAAAGATGCTCTAAAACCACAAGTGAAGTCGGCCCAGCCAACAGAGATTCTTGTGAGCCGCTCTGCCGATTATGGGAAGGCGTCTCCTTCCGCGCTGAACAACGAGGACAGTCTATCACAGGGCAATATGGGTGACTACTTCCCGGACTCTAAGACGATCGTTCGATGGTTCAGTGCAGACCAGTCCACACTCCTGCACGAAAGCGGCCACTTCTACCTCGACATGCTGATCGATGTCAGTAAGAAGCTTCAGACTAAAGGCGAGCTTTCCGCCAGTGAAAAACGAGTTTTAGATCGAACCCTTGCAACACTCAAATGGCTGGGAGTTGATTCTCTGACCGCTTGGGAAAAACTTTCCTTTGAAGAACGTCGACCGATGCATGAAAAATTTGCACGGCATTTTGAGGCCTATCTCTTTGAAGGCAATGCTCCGACAAAAGGGCTTCGCTCAGTCTTCCGTCGGTTTGCACAGTGGCTACGCTCAATCTATACCGTGGTGTCCAATATCCCGGGTGTTCAGATGAGTGACGATGTACGAGCACTTTTCGACCAGTTGTTCATTTCCACTGAGCAAGTGCAAGAGGCTCGTTACCGCAGAAGCATGTTCAAGATGTTTAATAGCTTCGCAGAATCGGGTTTTACCGAAGAAGCTTGGCTGAGTTATGTTGAACAGTACCGGGAGACAGACGCGGAGGCGATTGAATACATGCGTGCCCGCGGCATGCGTGATATGGCCTATATCGCAAACCTCCGAGGAAAAACGCTTGATGCACTTCGTAAAAAATCCGAAGGTGAGCGCAAACGGATTGAGTCGGAGATTCGTTCGGATTTATCTAAAACACCCATCTATGAAGTGTGGGATTTCCTGAAGAACGGCAAGCATGAAAACGGCAAAGATATAGCCCTCAAACTTACGCCGAGCGAATTAAAGGGCGTGGGTGTAGACGATGCAGGAATCAAGCGTCTTGCAGACCAAGGCCTTGTCGGAACTGATGTGGGCCAACAATTCGGAGAGCAGATTGCTCAGAGCTACGGGTACCAATGCTTGGCGGAAATGGCTGACGCTTTATTGAACGCTCCGACGCTGGAAGAGGCGGTACAAGCGGCTACTCAGGATAGGATGTATGCAGAGCACGCCGAGCTTGCAACTGAAGAGGAAATCCAGAGAACAGCAGATGAGGCAATTTTCAATCCAAGCTTAAAGCGGCTTCTAGCCACAGAGATTTCCGCTATGGAGAAAGCCGCGCCGGGTAGGCTCGATCTCGATATTTTCGAGAAGATGGCAGAGCAGGAAATCCTCAGCCTAAGAGTGAAGGATATTGACCCGAAAAAATTCAGAACGGCAGCGGGCCTTCGCGCTAAAGAGGCTCGGCGTTTGCTAAAGCAGGGAGACATCAAAGGCGCTATTCGTGCCAAGCGGCAGGAACTCTACCAAACCTGTCTTGCAATAGAGGCGAAAAAGGCTGTCGAGGCATGGAAGAAAGATGTCAAATTCTTTAAGAAGCTTGTTGGTAGGAATCAGATTGAAGGGTTGTCTACGGATTATCTCGTTACGATCCAACGACTCTTGGAGAACATGGGAATTACAACATCGCGTCAGCTCGGAGAGGGTCATCAGCTGAGTCTGCGTGAGTTTTTGGAGTCCCTCTTTAACCAAGAGAAAACGGTACCTCCGATCGATCCCAGTCTTGAGCAAAGGTTGATTAACCATCGCATGCTGTACGCGGCTAACAAAAAACCTTTTGAGGAGATGACAAGAGCGCTTCAAAAGGAGGCAGCTCTGGCAGTCAGAGACCTTTACCGGGCAGGACGAAAAGAACAGCAGATTTTAGACGGAGAGCAGGCGCGCGAGCTCAGTACGGTTGTGGATGAACTTACCGGTGCGATTGTTCAACAGGCGCAGTCTCGCGGCAGAAAAGCGTCCCGAAAAATGGAAGAGACCGGAGCCTTGGTTCGCTTTAAAGAACAGCTGGAACGTATCGGATTGGCACACGCGAGAATTCCGTCCCTTCTTGCGGCGATGGAAGGAACGAGGTTCGGGAAATTTTTTGACTACGTTGTCTCCAGAGCGGATTCCTGCGGGACTAAAGAAGTACAGTTGAAAAACGAATATGCAGAAAAACTTTTTTCTGCAACACGTTCTCTTCGAACAACAAGAAAAGACAGAGTGAAACGGCACTTTAAGTCGGTAGATGCCTACCTCACTCAGGAACAGGTAAGGGCAATCGCTCTAAACGCAGGCAATAAAGAAAACTTACAGAGGCTTATTGACGGCTCGCAGAGTGCTCCATGGTCAGGTGGAAAGACATGGACAAAGGAGCAGATTTTCTCTCTAATAGGGGAGGCACTAAGCGCAGAAGAACTTGCTTCTGTGCAGAAGATTTGGGATGTCTTTAATGAACTTTGGCCGCAGATTGCTGAGAAGGAACTTAGAGTCTACGGAAGAATTCCGGTAAGAGTAGAGCCGCAGGCTTTAACTGTTACTTTGGCAGACGGTCAGGAGGTTACGCTAAAAGGCGGTTACTATCCGATTCAGTACGATAAAAAGGCGTCCTTCCAAGCTCAGGATCAGGATGATATTCAGGCCGCCAAAGAGCTTATGGATGGCGCCCATTCAAGCCGAACGGCGAGAAGAGGCTTTTTAGAAAAGCGCCTGGCACACGTCTACGATCGCCCACTCACGCTAACTATGAGAGCTGCGTTTGAAGGGTTGGATGCAGAAATCCATGAGCTCTGCTGGCAGGAGTGGCTGGCAGATACCAATAAAATCTTCAGGCAAAAGAAACTCAGAGAGACTATCCGAGACTATTGGGGTGTAGAAGCAGAAGGAGCAATCCGAAAATGGATTGAAGATATTGCAACCGGAACATCAGCTCAAAAATCGAACTGGGACGAAATAGCCGCACTTCTTAGGGCGAACGTATCTCTTGTTGGTATTGGATTTAACGTCGTAACAGCGTTGATCCAGCCAATCGGAATGCTTCAAACCGTGACGATCTTAGGGCCGCAGTGGTCCGCAAAGGGGATCGGCGAATTCATGCTCAATCCCTATGGTAAGTGGAAGGAAGTATGCGGCAAGAGTCAAGCAATGGCCGACAGAAGCAGAACTCGGTTTCGTGAGCTTACCGAAATTCAAGCCCTTGTGAATGGGACAAACGGGGCGCTCAAAGATAAGTTTATGCGAAGTGCTTATATGCCAATTGTATTTATGCAGGCACTCGTGGATGTTCCCACTTGGTTAGGCGCATACAATAAGGCGCTCGCAGAAGGCAATACAGAGGCCAGAGCCGTTGCCATTGCTGACAGAACTGTCACGGATGCTCAGGGCGGCGGTCGTACGCAAGACTTATCCGGAATTGAGCGCGGCGGAGAATGGGCAAAACTTTTCACGGTTTTTTATACGTTCTTCAACACGGCTTTAAACATAGCTATGGTCACCGGCCACACTCAGAAAGGCATGAAGCGGGCGCTTAATCTGCTTACTCTTTTAGCCTTCCAACCGATCATCGAGACCTTTGTTCGAGAAGGACTTAAAGCCGCGGTAAGTGGTGACGACGATGACGATTGGCTGAAAAAGACTTCTATCAAGGCCGGCGGCAGTGTAGTTAACTTTAACCTTGGCCTGCTTGTAGGCCTTCGGGAAGTGGCTGAGCTTGGTCAAGCACTTTCAGAGGGCGAGGCGCCTCGGAGTTACAGCGGTACGGGAGGCACTCGAAAGATTGCTGATTTAGTCCGTCTTGGACAAGCCGCTTCAAAAGACGAGTGGGACGAAAATACTTTGAAGGCAGCCATCACCGTCCTCGGGGAGTGGTCGCCGATTCCGATTCCGGTGGTTCCGATCAACCGAGCAATCAGCGGAAAGAAAGCGATGGAAGAAGGAAAAACAGAAAATCCATTGGCTGTTTTTCTTGGATATTCAAGCTATTAGAGCTGTCTACATAACGAAGAATTTCTGCCTGACAATAGCTGAAACTTCGGAGTTATAGTGTGACAATCTCAAAGGAACTAAGGGCTACAAGCATCCTGAAAGGAAATGGCGTAAGTACTGAATTTCCTTTCACCTTTAAAGTATTTAATGCTCAGACCGACATTGCCGTTTTTCGCTCGGACAGCGTGGACAGTCTTTCAGAGGAGCAGGTAAGCCGAGACGCTTATGCTGTTACTCTGAACGCTGACCAAGAGAATAATCCCGGAGGCGTGGTTGTATTTTCCGAGGCTCCTAAAAACGGAACAGTCTTTGTCATTCAATCCTCTATTCCTATTCTGCAAGGAACGTCGATAACTAATCACGATCGTTTTCTGCCGGAAGTTTTAAACGAGGTCCATGACAAACTGACAGCACTTGTGCAACAACTCGCCTATTTGCTAGGGAGATGTCTTGTCGTACCCTCCACTTCTGAGAAAACCCCTCAAGAGGTGATGACTGACCTCTTGGATGTGGCGGAAAAAGCGGCTGATTACGCGCAAAGAGCCGAGGCGATCTACAACGAAGTCACCTCCACAGGCTTATACGTCTCATCTACATGGCAGGAAATCCAAGAGACTAAAGCTCAAATCGATATTCATAAAGCGGCTATTGACGCTGCCATTGCACGAGCGGAAGTTATTCTCGCCCGCAACGAGGTCATCGGAGCAGAGGTGGATGCTTTAGTTCCGCATCTTCCCGATTTGCAAATCAATCGACAGCACATTGATGATATCCATCGTGTTGGTTCCGACCTAAGAGGATTTGAGACAGACACACTTGACCTTGGATCAATTACAGATACGGATATTGACGGTGAGACCAAAGTTGAAGACGGGTATATCAAGAAAGTTGCCGACCATATTGATGACTGTATTCACCCGGTTGGAGACAATATTGAAAAGGTTAAGGCTGTAAACGCAAACCTGGATGATGTAAAGACTGTAGCAGAGGACTTATCCTCTGAACCCAGCAACATTAAAAAAGTCGCACAAGCTACCGACGATATCACTGCGCTTAGCCCTAAGGTTGAGGCAATTCAAACTGTAGCTGAGAACTTAGAAGCGGTGGAAAGTGCGGCCTCTGTTGCAACAAACTTGGAATCTATCAAGCAGACAGTTCTTCAGTCCAACGCAGAAGCGGGTTTCTCTTTCCGATACATGGTCGAGGCTTCTTCCGGAATGACGGTATCCAAAGAAGCAATATCTCCATCTGTCAACATTAAGGTCGGAGACCACGTTGTAAATCGGATAGGGGATTACTTCAGGATTACGGCCGTTACTGAAACTACGGCAACTCTGTCGCCGAAACAAGGAAGTTTTAAAGGCGAAAAGGGTGATAAAGGAGACGGTATTCAACCTGATGCTGTGGTAGTGAATGCAGAAAGTCTCCCTGCTGAGGGAGCTGTTGGTCAGCTTGTCTTAGCCGGAATGAACCTTTATACATGGGTTTCAGCAACCGATACAGAAGAAGCTCATTGGGAAAACATGGGAGAACTAGTCGGGCCGAAGGGAGATACGGGACCGACTCCGGAAATTTCCGTCGAAGCTGCGTCGTTATCTGAAGGTGCATCAGCAACTGTTACTAAGACAGGCACAGCTGAGGCTCCGGTCTTTACTTTCGGGATTCCCAAGGGGGATACGGGAAGTAAAGGAGATACCGGAACAACACCTGAAATCTCTATCTCGATACAGATGTTGGATGCGAACTCAGAGCCTTCCGTTGAAAAAACCGGAACGGACGAAGCACCGAGTTTCCTTTTAAAAATCCCGCGAGGTTTAACCGGAGCGACAGGCACGATGCCTGACACCGTTGACTTGGGAGGACTGAGCTAATGCCTCTGAGGGTTATTCAGTTTCGCGGAGGAACAGTTGTAGAGCATGAGCTTTTTGTCGGCCATGATCGGGAGATCACTGTCAATACGACGAACAATCGAATCCGAGTCCACGATGGTGTAACACCCGGCGGCCACGAGTTGGCAAAGGAGTCGGACGTTCCTACCAATACGAACCAGTTGGAAAACGACGTCTACAGAACAAGCGGGAACCTGACAAAACTTTCTCAGCTAACACCGGATGTCCAATATCTCAAGCAGGCCGAGTTAACCAAGCTCAGTCAGCTTCAAAACGACAAAGGTTATATCGCCGGACATTGTACGTATTGCACACACTGCGGCCACTGTACGCACTGCTCATAGGAATTAGACATGGCAAAGGTTATCCAATGGAAGCATGGCACAAGCGCCGAGCATGCTGATTTCGTAGGCGCTCTCAAGGAGATCACGATCGACGATGATCTCCACACCATTCGTCTTCATGATGGTGAGACGCCCGGAGGTGCCCTCTTGGCGCGCGTAGCCGAGGTACCGACAAAGTTATCTCAGCTGGTAGACGACTTAAGCGTTTGGCGCTCAGACGAGCTGACCAAACTATCTCAGCTTACAAACGACAAAGGCTTTTGGGCGTCCGGTGCTCTGACAAAAGTCAGCCAGCTGCAAAATGACAGCGGCTTTCTCACCGGGCATTGCACCTACTGCACGCATTGCACGTACTGCCAACAGTGCTCCAACTGTCATAACTGTACGACCATAAACTGCACGACCATCAACTGGACGACGGTGAACTGCACGACGATTCAGTGCTCAGTTTATAGCTACTGCACCAAGTGCAACTGCGATTGCACAGATGACAGCTGCTTTATTTCGGGAAAATTGGAGACAAGCAGGGGCCTAGTTGATGTTCACGACATTCGTGTCGGAGATGAGCTTATCGACGTCTATGAAGAGTTGGTCAAAGTTGTCGGTGTCAGTCACGGGTTATTGGGAACAAGACGAGCTATCTTTTGTAACACTTCTGGCGAGTACCGAGTTACAGACGACCATCCGTTTTTAGTGCCCAGGAGAGAGGGGCTAGAGCCAACGGCCTGCATAAATAGCTCTTTTGATCCCGACAAAATCGTTTTGGGGGATAACAGAGTTAAGGGAAGGTATTTAGAAAATCGCACTTACGTCGGACGGTTTATCTCAACCATTGAAATGCCTTCGACTACTCCGACTGTTTGTCCCATTACTGAAAAAGAAATCAGTATTAAGTTCGGAGGCAGATATGTCCTTGTTCCCGGGAGACTTTCATGACAACCAGAACAATTTTGCTCCGTGGAGGGACAACGACTGAGCATGAGACCTTTGTCGGAGCCGAACGAGAAATTACAGTCGATACAACCAAAAAGACGCTTGTAGTTCACGATGGAACGACGGGACACCCGGTGGCTAGAAAAAGCGGCTTGCCGACAAAACTCTCTGATTTGACTGAGGGTATAGGGCTGTGGAAGAAAAGCGTTTTGACTAAAGTCAGTTAGCTTACGGACGACGTCGGCTATTGGGCCAATCTGACAAAGGTGAGCCAGTTACAAAACGACCTCAACTGGAAGACGGGGCATTGCACTTACTGCACGCATTGTACCTATTGCACCCAGTGCTCTAGATGCAACAACGTTCATTGCTACCAAGTGCAATGCACTCAAGTTCAGTGCGGTCAAGTTAAGTGCAGCAAGTGCACGATCACAAGCAACTGCCACGGGCCGAACTGTTCAAACCTAAACAAACCGATTTATACGAATTGTGATACCGGAAACTGCGACTGCGGGGATGACGGAATGTAGGTCCAGGAGATAAGACATGGGATATAAACGACACGTAGTAACAAGCACCTTACCTTACGATCATTTTTCTATCGCAATAGATGAAACTAGAGCGGCTTTTCGAGTACTGGACAAAAAAATCTTTTTTGAGGTACCGGAAGATACACTGGCTTCTCCGATTGAAGAGCTGACCACAACTCAGAAACTTGGTGAAAGAGGCTACACGGGAAAAGCGAACAGGTTTTATCAAATCAATGGTGAAGACTATTGCATTCTTGCGGAGATTATCATCGATAAAACAGTACCGGAATTCCAAAAACTTTGGGTTCCTGGAGCTCATTTTGTCACTTGGCTGAACAATAACCGACTTCATGCAATCATCAAGGGAGCATTGACCTACTTCGACTGTCGAAACACAGCAGAATACGTTCGGCATGAGGGCGGGATGTGGGCCTTTGATCTTTGGGTTAGAGACCCGAATGCGCCCCTGACAGAATGTGCCCGCTCTATTACGACCGCAGAAGACACGACTGTAATTACCAACCTTGAAGACCTGGGTGAAGTTTGGACAGCCGCCGACGTGATGACCGGGACCACCTCCAAGTGGCTGAATCTTGAGTACAGTCTTACTCCTTCTTCCGAGACGGTGGCGCCGGATGGCTGGGTTGATTTCACACTTACACTTAAGGACGGTAAGACTCACGCAGTCGCAACAGACGTGACATGGGACGGCTACATCGTAGAGGCTGTTGATGGTTACGCACCTCATAAGCGCGTTGCGGTCACAAACGGAGTGGGACATTTCCGAGCCTGCGCCTTAGGTCTTCAGGCCGGCGAAACGATGCGAATCAAGATTAACCATCGGTTTTACACCTCCAGGGCCGAGGCTACGGTTCAGGTGGTCTCTGATGATTAAGTACGTCAACCTCTTGATCGGGAGCGCATGCAACATGAAGTGCGGGTACTGTCTCCAGACCAATGAGAAGTCACCTGCAGATCGCAAGGCCGACCCGGTTGAATTCGCACATAAATTGGCGGATTACCTTAAAGGTGATCGCATAGAGCGGATCGCCTATTGGGGTGGAGAGCCGATGCTCTATTGGGAGAGAATTAAGGCTCTGCATGGTACCCTTAAAAATGAGGGTACCAGACCTGAACAGTCCACCGTTACGACAAACGGACGCTCCCTGACTGACGATTACGTCGAGTACGCAAACGCCAACCCGGACATTTTCACCGTGGTCTCTTGGCACGATGGTAACTTTACTGACAAGCAGTTAAGCCGTATTTTTCGGCTGAAAGAGTTTTCGATTTCATTGCTCATTCACCACTACCAAACGGATATGTGGGGTGCCAGAGACCTCTTCTACAGTTTGCAGGAAAAATACGGTCGCTATCCGAAAGTCGCAGTGCACTTCTTACGAGCCAATGACGGGTGCCGCAGTGACTACTACATGACACGAGAGGACGTGGACGCCTTCTGCAAGCACTTGGAAACTGTCATCGAGATGGCACGTATCGGTGACCCATGGGCCGCTTGGCAGTGTTCTCAGCTTCTCTACCATCGAAATAAAGTGAAGTCCCGTGTAGGGCCCATGTGCGTACGAGACGAGCTGCTGAGCGTTGATCTGCATGGGAACGTCTACGCCTGTCACCACAACTACGACGCATCCAACATCACGGGAAACATCTTTAAGAAGGTGATACCGATTAAAGCCGTTCCTCAGCTATCGCCGAGACGTTTCTACGACAGCCTCGAATGTCAAAACTGCGAAGCTTTAGAAGAGTGCAGAGGCGGCTGCTACACCTCCAACACTCACGACATCGATTGCTACTTCGCGAAGAAAAGATTTGCCCTTTACCACGCCATGGAGAAATTATTTCAATGAAGCTCGCCTTACACTGCAAAACCCACGAGGGTAAAAACGAAACTTGGGTCTATGACAATGTTCTAAATGAGGTCTACGACGGGGACGGAAAGCTCGTTGACCTGACCAGGGACGAAAGATTAAAAGCCTATGCCATGCTCAAGGAGCAGGAAGGAAAGCCCGGCTACTCTAACTCTAAAAGTAAAGACCTTTGGGATTTGCGCATCCAGCTGGGTCTAAAGTGCAACATGAGCTGTAGGTACTGCGCTCAAAGCGATAGAGAAAATGAACGCTGGGTGTCTTCACCTAAAGACGTTCCCGTATTTATCGAAAAGCTCAGAGCTTCAGGAATTAAAGTTCATGGCGTCATTGAGCTTTGGGGCGGCGAGCCCTTCGTCTATTGGAAGACACTGCAAAAGCTAGTGCCGGAACTGCGAAAACTTTATCCGAAAGTTCGTTTTGCCATTATTACCAACGGCACGCTAATCGACGAAGAGAAAATCGCTTTTTGTGAAACCTATGGGATAAGTCTGACGTTCTCGCACGATGGACAGGGGTACCGTCTGCGTGGAGTCGACCCGCTGGACGACCCGAAGATGGTGGACATGTGGCGCCTTGCGTTTTCTAAACTGCCATGCTCAATCAACTGCGTCTTGTCTCCCGCTAACACCGATGTGGATGCCATTGCCGATTTCTTTAAAGTCAAGCTCGGAGATATCCACTTGAACTTTGAAGGCGTTATGACGCATGTCGGAGTTCAGGACTCAGAGCTGATGTTTACTGATGAGCAGATGCTCACGCTGCAGAAGAACATTTTTAAGGCTTTAACCCGGGAAGGCTGGGATAAGTTCCCCGCACTTACTGGTGAATGCGATCGTTTGCTGAAAGCCTTAGTCAAAAGAAAGAGACTCGACGAGCGTGCCGTCAAATGCATGATGAATCAGGAAAATAATGCGGCGGTCAATCTTAAAGGAGACTTCCTTTCCTGCCACGATCATTGCACGGAAGAAGGTTGTGTGGGGGATATTCTGTCCCCAGAGAAGGTTGATCTTTCCAAACACTTCAAGCCTTGGAGCACAAGGGAAAAGTGCAGAAAATGTTTAGTCCTTCCAATGTGCAGAGGAGCATGTCCGCAGATAGAAGGGCTGGCAAGAACCCTTACTTGCAAGAATGAATTCGCCTACCACTTTGCTGTATTTCAGGCGGTCTTTTGGCTCCTCTTCGGTCTAAGGCTGGAGAGCTATGAGCCCATAGGGGATCCGCATGATTAAACATACAGACCTTATAAATACTCTCATTGCCTGCGTTGGTGGGCTCGGTTTAATTGCTGGGTTACTTCGGTATGTCGACGACTGGAGAGAGAAGCGAAAGGAGCGACCGATCGAGTTCTCTGCGCTTGAAGCAATCTGGGAGGCATTGTCCGGAGGCGTGACTGCTATCGGGGTTTTCTGGATCCTCGAAGGCTACGGCGTCAATGAGTTGGCCGCAGTCGGACTATCTTTCATGGCCGCATACCTCGGTGTTCGCATTATCGCCTACTACATCAAAAAATTTTTAGACAACAGACTGGGAGCTAAATCATGAGTGTCTTTTTAAATGAATGGTCAATTCGACTCTGCCGTTCTGTATCTATCGCCATAGCTGTATGTTTCGGCTTCCTTCTAGGGTGGTATTACTGCGAGCGCGACGTGATATTTGACGATATCAAACGGGGAATCTGGGCCAATGAGCAAGCTATTCAGAACAACACAAAACTCATTCACGAACTCTATAAGAAGCACGAGGAGGCGGAGCATAAATGAGAAAACAAAATTTAATGCTGTTTCCACCTGAGATCGCCGCCGAGTTTGTAGCTGAACAAGAAGGGTTTAAACCAATGGCCTACAAGTGCCCCACGGGCCATTGGACGATCGGATTCGGCCATGCCCGGAATGTTCACGAGGGCGACATCGTTACTCGGAGAGAAGCCTACGACCTTTTAGATCGAGACCTCCAACGCACCCAGGAGGAGCTTGCAACGCTTATCCATATCGACATCAACGAGAACCAGTTCATTGCCCTAATGAGCTTTGTCTACAACTTCGGCCTGACGAAGTGCCGGACCTACAGGTTATTCGGAATGATTAACCGAGGCGAGTGGGAGAACGTGCGGACGTGGTGGCCGAAGTATTGCAACCCGGATGATCCGGTGGTCACGAAAGGCCTGAGAGATCGAAGGATGAGAGAATTGGATTTATTCTTTTCTTGAAAATTAAAACCGCTCGGTGCGGGAACACTGAGCGGCCTTTAACAATCTTTATGGAGCTTACCCATGAACGAAATTATAACAGTTATAGGCGCCGTTATCGTCGGCTTTGTGGGGGTCTTAGCACCGATGTTGAATAGGGATTTACGACAAAACCGAATGACGGTACTAGAGCTTTTTATCGGTTATGCAGTGGCCGTATTGACCGTAATAGTGCTCGTGTTTGTGCTTCTTCGCGGCTGGTATTTATTTGCAATAGAGTTTGGTTATCCAATATTTCCGACATGGCCAAGAAGAACGACATTCGATTGGCTGCTTGACGCAGTTGCAACCACTGTCTCAGTTGCTGTCTATGCCTGCCTTTACGTCCACGAATTCTACGCAAGAACAAACGACTGTAAGTATCTAAGCTCTGAGGCCCGGCATAAGAAATGGACGACGGTAGCGTGGGCCTACGGTGCGGTCGCGTTAATCAGCTTCCTTTACCAACTCTTTAAATATTATCCAAGCCCATGGTAAGAATTATCGCGACCGTCCTTGTGGTCGTTTCCGCATACTTCTACGGCTTCCATCAGGGGCAGAACAAGCAGGAACTCAAAAATGCCCGTGCTCAAATCTCAGCGCTAGAGAGAACGATTGAGGAATTCAAAGTCAAGCAGACGAGCGACGCAGTTGCTTTATCTGAGCTTAGGCTTGCTGAGTCTGCTTCTCGTGATGAGCTTGACCGGATGCGCAGCCAGCTCGCAGACATTGAGAGAATGTCCAAAACCAACACCGATAGGGAACGTAATAGATGTCTCCGCTTGGCAGTCAGATACAAAGAGGCTGTCGACAGAGCTGACCGAGCTATTAAATTCTGTGCAGAAAACCACAAGTAATAAATAGTCCGGCTCGGTGATATCGGACTAACTATTTAAAGGATAAAGGCTTTTATTGTGGGAGCAGGGCTGCTATTCTCTTAGAAGTCCGACAGCAAACAGACAACAAAAAACCTCATTCAACACTGTGGTGTTTGATGAGGTGTTTTCGTTTTAACCACTCTGTAAGCCTTGTGGCTTAAGGGTGTTGGCGCGCCAGGCAATCTTCTAACCTTGTAAAGATTGCAGGGGGTTCACAAGTGGAGCATTCTGGAATAGAGTTAATA